CCGAGGGTGGCGGGCTCGTCGAGCGAGATGCCGATGTGGGTGTCGTCGATCGTGCGCAGGTTGATGCCGCGCGCGCGTGCCGCGTCGAGCAGCCGGGGCAGGGCCCAGCGCTCGACTTCGATGCACAGGGTGTCGAAGAATGCCGTGTGAACGACGCGGTAGCCCAGCCGCTTCAGAGCGGTGGCGAGCAAAACCGTCAGCGTGTGAATCCGTTCCGCCTGCCCGTTGGGGTTGGCCGGGTTGTAGCTCATATGACGAACCAGTCCGTTCCGTTTGAGATGACGTCCACCGACGCATACCGCACGGCCAGGGCGGCGCTCGCCCCGCCGTCGATCGTTTCGGCGGCGTGGCGGGCGACGACGACATTGTTCGAGCTGGCGTCGATCTTCTTGACCGTCACCAGCGCATTGAGGGCCGGGACGGGCAGAGTGACGGTGAGCGCCCCAGAAGTGGCGTCGGCCAGGATCACGTCCCCGGCAACGGCGGCGTAGGCGGTCGTCTTCGTCGCGACGGCCAACACAAGAGAGCCTGAGTGTGCGTGGTCCCCGGCGGCGGCGGTGGTGCTGCTGGTGCCGAGGCTGCGGAGGCTGGCTGTGCCGGCGGCGGCGTTGGCGGCCATGGCGTCGCCGCCGCCTGGTTCGTGCTCCGCGTGGTGGGCCTGGGCGTGGTGGTCGTTGGCCGACACGTCCGACAGGGAGTCGTGGGACATAGCCAGCGCGTCGTGGGCGGCCTTGGTGTGGCTGGCCGACAGGTAGAGAGCGGCCGTGTCGGTGATGCCGTGGACCGAGGTGCTGTCAGCCTCGTGGGCCGCGACCTTCGCCGCCGACCCGGTGGTCGTCTCCAAAGCCGACGTGTCCGTGATGCCATGCACGCTGGTGGAGTCCGCTTCATGGGCAGCGACCTTCGCGGCGGAACCGGTCGTGGTCTCCAGGACCGACGTGTCGGTGATGCCATGGACAGCCGTGGTGTCTGCGGCGTGGCCGTCGAGCTCGTTGTGTTCCGCGGCCAGCGTGTTGTGGTCAGCGACATGCTCCGCGACGGTGTTCGCCGCGGTGCGGTCGGTGGGGAGCTGCGTCACGCGGACGCCACCGCGAACAGCATTTCGTGGGCCCACGACGTTCCCGGCGTCAACGACACCGGGCCGTTCATCCGGACCCGCTCGACCAGAGTGTCGCCGTCGAAGAGGAGCCCCTCGTCGAAATCGACCGGGCTGGTGAACGGACCGAAGAACCCGCGGGCCATCACTGAACCCTCAGAACGCGACCAGCCACCACTGACGACCTTGTGGCGCCGGTACCCGCTCACGGCCGGGAGTTCAACGCCGCGACGAGCCAGCCCGATCGACAGGGGCCGGGCCGCTACGAAGTAGGACTCGAGTAGGGCGTCAGGGAGCGGCATTCGCGACCTCGATTCCGATGGGGCGCCCGAGCTCGTCGCGCACCACATGCAAACGCTTACCGTTGCGGCCTGCCCCGAACCCGACCGGGACCTCATCAGCGCGCCCGGAACGGGCCGGCGGCTGCGCCCCGGGCGCCTGGAGTTGGACCGATACCAACCCGGTGTGCTTGAGGAGCCGGAAGTCGTCGTTGTCGACGGCCTTGATGGCGCTGGCCGGGTCGAACCCCTCCCGGATCAGCGTCGTGATGGTTTCGGCCCGGACGTTCTGGATGTTGGCCGCGTCCGCTTCGTCTTCCCGGAGGAACGCGATATCGCGTTCGTCGAACCACAGCTCCGAGTCGGTCGGGACAGCGACGATGGTGGCGAGCGACCCGGAGACGTTGCGCCACAGGGGCCGCATGGTGATGTCGGCGAAGCGGCGGCGGGCAGCAGCGAAGTTCCCGGCGTTGAGCGACGACCCGGCGAGCCCTTCGGAGAGGCCGACGATGACCGGGTGGACACCACCCGCTGAGGCGATACGGGTCTCGAGGGCCCCCTGGACATTCTTGATGTCCAGCTTCGAGAGGTCCGAGCCGATCACGGTGACGTCGGCACCGCCCCCGGTGTACAGCGTCTTCCCGGCGTTCTCCGGACCTTTGTGGGCGGCGTCCATCTTCTCGACGAACAGATCGAAGTTCGCCGGGGAGATCTCCTTCGGCAACGACACGGCCAGGTTGGGGGTGGCGGCGTTCTCCATGAAGCGGGTCTTGTAGCTGTTGAACGCGCCGTCGGCCAGGATTTCTCGGATGATCGGTGTCAGCCAGCTCATCCCCCGGTAGGAGGCCATCGGGTCGGGCATCGGGGCGAAGTGGGCCACCTCGTCAGGGAGGAGGATGGCCGGGGTGCCGTTCGCGCGGCCGCCGTCGTAGTAGGCGTACCCGCGCCGTTTCCAGCCGACCGTGACCCGTTCGCCGTCCCGGCCGATGTTCGCCTGGCGGGGTTCGAGGATGATGTCGACCCAGTCGGGGCGGAGCTGCACGACCTCGCCGTCGACGATGGAGGTGTAGGCGTTGCCGGCCAGGTCAGCGTGGAGCAGCATCCGTGAGAGGAGGTCGCCGGTGGTGCCACCCGGCCATGGCTCCTCGAGGATGGTGAGAGCCGGGGTGCCGAACAGGTCGCCGGGCCGGCCGTCTCGGATCTGGCGGAACTGGAACCGGGCCTCCGAGAACGTCGCCAGGCGGATCTGTTCCACCGCGAAGACGACACCGTTGGTCTTGAGGACGCCATCGCAGTAGCCGGCGAAACTCGACTCGATCGTTTCGGCCCGTTCCCGGCCCATCGTGGTGAAGTGCCCGGGGATCCCGCCACCGTAGGTGCTGCCTTGGAACGTGAAGCTGTTGATCCAGTCGTCGAAGGTCATTCGCGACGGGAATCGGCTTTGGGTGGACTGGCGGACTAGAGCGTCGAGCAGCTTCACTGGGCGGCCCTCGCTCTCAGGTAGGTGGTGACGTAGGCGGCGACCAGAAATTCAGCCCCGGCGGCGACGAGCCCGAGCGGGATGTTCCACAGAGCGAAACCGCAGGCGACGAGGAGGGCTCCGAGTACGGCGAGGATTATCGCCATGCGATCATCGGCTGCGCGTCACCCGGCTGCGCTGCCCACAGGGCGAGGGTGAGCGCCACCAGCGGGCTCACGTCGGTCGATGTGTTCTTGCGGACCCACGCCCAGGCGTCACCGACGGACCGTTTGGCGGCGCCGGCCACAGCTTCGTCGAGTTTCGGGTGGTGGCGGATCTGGGCCTTGCCGTCCATCACGGAGTCGTAGAACTGGCCGCAGGCAGCGACCATCTCCCGGGCCGACACCGGGGTCACTGTGAGCCCGGCCCGTTCCAGCTCAGGGATTAGTGAACTGGCCGGGCCCACAGCATCAACAACCCAGCGGGCCGACCCGTGCCGCTCGGTCAGTTCAACCGCCCGGCCCACAAGCCAGCCGACCCCGCCGCGGTAGTCGACGAGCTCGCCGGCGCCGGGCGACGCGGCCACGATCGCTCCCGCGCTGCGTTCCGAGTTCACATCCAACGAGAAAACCAGCGGCCCGCCTGGGCTGGCCTCCCCACACACCGCCGCCCAGTTCGGCCCCGGGATCACCCGGTCCTCAGCTTTCGTCTGCTGGTTGAGGAACGCCCGGCGGAACTCGCCGTCGGGCATTGTCGTTCTGGCGTGGACGATGACCGCTTCGGTCTGGGTCCATCCGAGCGCCGGCATGCACCGCCGCCACGTCGCCGGATCGTCGGCATCCTCGTCCGGGTCGGCGGACCATTCGAAATAGGCGATCCCTGAGGTGGCACCGGCGGCGACGGCTTGACGGCCACGCTCGACCGCCCGGTTCAGTGGGAACGACTCGTCGGTGCCCATCGTCGACGCGGTCAGGATCTGGGCCGCGGCCCGGGTGGCCATGGCCGGGATCATGGCCTGGTCGCGGCGGTCGTCGTAGTCGGCGAACAGCTCGTCTTTCACGCCGAGGTCGACCGTCTTGCCGTGACCCGAATCGGCCGTCGAGGCCAGGAGGATTATCCGCGAGCCGTTGGTGAACTCGACCGCTTCGTTGCCCATCCCCCGCAGGATGCGGCGGATCCCGAGCTTCTTCCGGCGAGGTTCGAGGATCGGGACCTGGTCCTCGATGAGCTTCTTGCGGGCATCGTTGCCGGACTGGGCCGAGTAGACGATCCGCTGGGGGGTGTCCCAGCCGTGGGCCCGCTGGACTTCCCAGCCAAGAACCAGCGTGGTCTTGCCCGACTGGCGAGGCACGGTGACGATAACTTCCCGGAACGCCGGGATCAGCAGCCCTTCGGCTGTCTCCACGAGCTCGCCACCGACATCGGCCACAGCCCGC